GGTGCAGGCGTTTGGACTTGTTCAGCAGATCGAACAGACGGATAGCTACTGTTGCTAACCCGTAAAGACAGCGCTTTTTTAACTTCACCGTCTTTATTTGTGTATTCGCGTTCCGATAATTCGCCAATAACGGTAATTTTCGCGCCTTTGACCAAAGCCGGTTCAAGGGTAACACCACGGTTCCCCCAAATTGAACAATCAAGCCAGAAGGTTGTTTTTTTGTCGCCATAGCCTACATCGCTTGCCAGCGAAAAGCTGGTGACTGTTGTGTCGTTTACCTGTCGAGTTTCGGCATCTTTCCCTAATCTGCCGGTAAATGTGCAATTGTTCATTTTACTTCATCTTTCCTGTTTGCAAAAAGTTGTTTGTGTTCGTTGCTTATCGCCAATCCTTTTGACGCATACAAACGAGTGTAAAGCGCGTTGACTTCGCGCACTGATTTACAGCCGTTTAGCTGCAAAACCAAATCTGTTTCGGAAGGGTGCGCGGGGGTGGCATCGGAGGAACCACCACCCGCGCTGGCGCTGCGGGTCAGGGAGGAAGGCCCGCTGCGTCCAGATGACATATTGCCATCATCGTCGTTACTATTCAATGCAAACATCGTCATCAGTGACGCGCGGCGATAATATGTCAGGCAACTGATGAAAGATTGCGGCGTGTTTTTCTCCGGCGAAATTTCAATGTCGCTGCTAAAACTTGCACCGCTTCCTAAATGAAACACTGTTGTGATCAAGCTGTTTTGATGCAAGTGCTGTTCAAACGCCAGATCGTATTCCTGCAAACTGGCTAGTGCGGCAAGTACGTCACCCAGCGTTGTGTATTCTGATTTGAACATTGGGTTTTTGCCGGATTTGCCCACAGTCGTTGCAGACCTAAATGATGATAATGCTGCAAACAGTGAGCCATCTTTTACTGGTTCCATAATTCTTTCGCCTTTCCTAAAAATTCGGGTTCCATACGCCATTGAAATGCGTGTTTCCAGTCAGGGTCGGTGATCGACGCCAACACTTTCGGATCATTACTGACCCGCAACAGGTTTTGCCGGATCAGCGCTTTTTGCCGTATATCTTCCAGCGCATCGGCGATGCTGTCAGCTTTCAGTTCGTCGCAGTTAAATGGCGTGAACATCTGACAATCGTGTTCCGCGATGTAACAAATAGAAGGGGTCACGTTCAGCGCTTTTTGATATATTGCGGCCTGACACAGATGGTTATGTTCCGGCTTTTTTGGCAAACTGGCTTTCGACCATCCTTGCTCACCAGATTTTAACACTTTCGTTTTGCGCGGCGCTTTGGTTTTCATTTCGCAAAACATCGTTTCCGGCTGAACAAGATCAACAAACCCCAGCAGCGGGACGTTGACGCCATCCAGCCACAACAAAATGCGTTCTTCATCTATTGACCCAGCAAAGTTTGCTTCCGCAAGTATTTCAACGCCATTTTCAATCATTGCCGGAATACAAGTTCTAAACTTTTCACGCAAAACGCGATCTTCATCCGCGTCGTGAAAGTCAAATGCAGTGATGGCAGCGTCAATGCTTTCATTCATATCCTGCCCGTGGCAAAGCACAGCCTGCACAGCAGTGTGTACTGACGAACCTATTGCAGCGCGTTCTCCAACGCCCATTTTGCGACGTTCCTGTTTTGACAGCGCAAGATATTTGAAAATCCAGCTTGCTGTTGTTTGCAATAGCTGGGCGGCAGATAAATGGTCAAGATCAATAGCTTGCCATTCTTTGCCTATCTGTTTTTCAGTAGTTCCCATATGCGCACAGTAACGCCATAATTCCATAATGCAAACATTTTTTGTTGCAATTTGCATTTTATTCGGTAATCGTTTGCAAATGAGCAAAGTAAACGGACGACAAAAAGGTGCAAATTTCGAGCGATTTATTGCCAAAGAGTTGTTTCTGGAAACGGGAACAATTTTTCGACGTAATTTGTCACAATATCAACAAAAAGGTTTGGCTGATCTAACGCCTGATGGGACTTTTCCGTTTTTGATCGAGTGCAAGCGTTATGCTGCGGGGGTTGATCCGAAATGGTGGGATCAGATTTGTGAGGCAGCAAGATCGTCGCACAATAAAAATGATGCACTGCCTTGCCTGATCTACAAACTGGATCGGCAGTCAATTAAATGCCGGATACCGATTGAAGCAATGCGGCGGTTAGGCGAACCCGCACCAAAGGGATATTTGCCAGATGCACAGTTTCCGTGGTCATACACTGCAACGCTTGAATGGCCTGATTTCATTTATGTGTGCAGGGAGTTAATGGCTGATGTTTGAGACAATACTGGCGTTTTGTTTAATGGTGGGCAAAAACGGAGAAATGGCAAATCCCTGTTGGATGATAAGGGAAGAACGGTATTTTGAAACAATTGAAATTTGCATGAAATATGCGGAACAGCGCGAGGCACTGGTCGCTAATGAGTTAGTAATGACATATCAAAACTCGCCAGTCGTGTCGGTACAGTGTGGGCCAGTAACAGAGGGAACGTGATGCAGGATTGGTTTTGTTTTGATTGTCACAGCGTATTCGGAGAGTGCGAAGCCATAGAGCAATATAGCCGTGATGAAAGCGCTGGATTGTTTTGCCCGCACTGCAAAGGTGAAATGATAACGCCATTGGAAGATGATGATGACTGAGAAAATTGAGTTTATGAAAGCTGTGGGGCCGCGTGAATATATCCTAAAAGGGAATGAAACGTGGATAGACGTTCATGATTTGACAATCCACATTAGCAAACGAAACAGTGGTGTTAGGGTCACAGTGTATCCGCGCGAGGATGATGGCATCAGCAAGCCGTTAGGCATCTTATTTGCTGACCAGCCAAAACCTACAACCGAATCGCCTTTGGTGTTAAAATTGGATCACAGTCCAATTACGGCGACAGGCGATGGAATATTCGAAAAAAGATTGTCAGAGGGTTTTTGTCCGAAATGCCGGACGACGTTGCCGGAAAAAACGGAAGGTTCGCAGAAGTGCAAAGTGTGTCACCTTGAAATCGGAAATACTGGAAACTAATGCAGATTTAGAGCGCGAAGCGGTTGTAATAAAGCGGCTTTGTTCGCGGTTTAGTTGCGAGGCGATCAAGTTGCCGATCCATCAGCGGCTTGATTATGCGTTGACCCGCAAAGGCATCGTTGAAGCGTTTGTTGAAATTAAAGTGCGCACTGTAACGTCAACCACGTTCGACACAGCGATGATTGCATTGGATAAGGTTTTAGCAGCGCGTCAGGTGGCGTATGCAACAAAAAAGCCGGTTTTGCTGGCAATACAATGGACTGACAAATTGATGTTTGTTGATTTTGCGGCAGGCTTTTCAACGAAGCTGGGCGGCAGGACAGACAGAAATATAATGACCGATTATGGGTTGGTCGCTCACTATAACATCGGAGACTTTACGGAGATAAAATGAAACGTGCAGAAATTTTAGATGAAGCAAAGGCAATTGTCACCAAGGATCGCGCAGCCGATCACGGCGATTTAGAGGATAACTTCAAAACAATCGCGGCATATTGGTCGATCCATTTAGGCGTTGATATAACTGCGGTCGATGTGGGTTTGATGATGACGCTGTTGAAATGCGCCAGAGCCAAAAGCAATTCAGCCCATATGGACAACTATCGCGATGGTGCCGGTTATATGGCTTGCGCTGCGGAGTGTGCAGAATGAGCATCAAAGCATTAGATTGGGCGATGGATACACCGCTGACTGACCCGCTGGCCAAATTGGTGTTGATCTGCATCGCCAACCATCACAACCCGTCACACGGGTTCGCGTGGCCATCTGTCGGGCATTTGCAGCACATAACAGGCGCAAGCGAGGCGACAATCCGACGCAAGTTAAAAAAGCTGGAGCAAATGGGGTTGATCGCCCGAAAGCATAGGACAGGAAGATCAACGGAATATCATCTGGCATTCGACACCCCTGTCACTGTGACACCCCTGTCACACAGACAGGACACCCCTGTCACTGTGAGCCCCATAACCCTTAAAGAACCGTTAAATATAAATAGGGGGAAAACTAAAGTTTGTGATTGGGAGCCAGATGACGCAGATAAACAGTTCGCAAAGGATAACGGCT